ATGTATACTAAGCACATACTAAAGATTTACCAAGCAACGAAAAATCTGAGTATAAGCGGCGTAGTAAACATATTTACTTTTGATATTCTTATTATACCGCAAAACCGAAGTATTTTAAATAACATAATGTTAAGGAGGTGTAAACTATATATGTATGACGCTTTTAAAAAGCTTATGGACGAACGAGGTCTTACATCTTATCGTGTATCGCTTGATACAGGAATACCTCAGACAACACTTAGCGATTGGAAAAATGGTCGCTCTAAGCCAAAGGTAGACAAGCTTAAAATACTTGCCGATTACTTCGGTGTAAGCCTTGAAACCTTTGTTGAGTAGATTATACTACTTCATTCAAGTGATGTCAATAGCTAACAGTCCGATTGAACGGACAGAAAGAAAAGAGGTGAGGAATTATGTTTGATGAGTTTCGGCAAAATGTCAAAACAATTGCGAAGTCAAGGCACTTAACATATGCTAAAATAGCTGAAAAATCGGGTGTGAAAGAAAGTACGATCAAAGCATTTATGTGTGGTGCAACTGATAGCAGACGTATTGCTGAAAACATTGCAGCTGTACTCGGTGTAGAGATCGTGTACAGCAACGGTAAGTACAAAATCAACAGTAATAAGATAGAGAAAGAAGGTGAACCAATGACAGACAACATTGAATTGAGGGGCTGCGACAGTGCAATGACAAGACAGGTCATTGTCACAAAAGCACTTAAAGGCTCAGGAAAAGAAAATGACCCATATCGAGAGGTCACGCAGTATTGGTCTTTGACAGGCAAGCTGCTTTTTGAGCTGACAGACGAGGACGGACAATAATACTACCCAACAGCCACAAAATATAAAACGAGGAGGAATAAAAATGAGGTCACCTGACATTGAAATGGCAGTGCGGCTGTACTATGAAAAGCCCGAAATAACCAATGCGGATATCAAGGCACTGTTCAGCACAGGTGAAACGCAGACTATCAAGATCAAGAAAGCTGTTAAGGAAGAAATGGAAAAGCGTGGTGTGAAGTCATGGTTGCCACACTCGGTCAATACAGAGATAGCCTACGAGGTGTGGGGCATTGATATCGACAACTTCGAGAAAAGGCTAAAAAAACTCCGCACGCTTTACGGAAAGGACGTGAGAAAATGATAGCCGTACTAGAGATAATCAGATGTGCCGCAGCGGTAGCGCTCTTGGTGGTGCTTACAATGTATGTAGCGTACAGGTGGTATGTAAGCGTAAAAGAAACTGCCTACGAGGAAGCAGAGAAGAGCATAAAGCGTGCGGTGAGAGAAGCAGGCAGACCCATAGTCAAAGTCGAAATACAGACGAAAGGAAAGTGGTAATGAACATTGTTGGAATACTGCTAATAACAATAGCCGTGCTTGCAGGGATAGATGTAGTGATGTATCTTGTGCTGAGCGTGGTGGATAGGCACTGGGAGAAACGTTTTGAAAACGAGGAGGATAAAGATGATACCGAAAGAGGAGTTTAAAAAGGCGGTAAACTACTGTACAGGATTTACTGTTAATTGCGAAGATTGTCCGCTCAGTAAAAAAGATTTTAAGTGTGGTACATATCTTGCGGAGTACATAAAAAACGAGCCTGCACTGTCTGCCAACAGCACAAGCTCGGAGGTATCAGATGATACCAGTTTAATATTACAGTTTGATGATAGCACAAAATCGGTGATATGTCAAGAGGCAGAAAAGGCTTGCAAGGCTTGTGAGCTGATACTGGAAATTTACGAACGTATGGACGATAACGAGCAGAAAGCCTTCGACCTGGGGCAGTCATATCGGGCAATGGTTGAGGTGAAAAAGGAGCTTGCGAGGATAGGGAAAGGCGGTGTTCCAAATGCGTAGCAAATACAATACCTGCGTGGGCTGTACAGCCTTAGGTCTGCCTTGCAAGCACTGCGGACTTGACCGCAACGTCACTGCATACAACTGTGACAAATGTGGCAACGAGATAGACCCTGAATCAGAGTGTATGTACATCTGTGAGAATGTGGAGTACTGCAAGGATTGTTTCAGAGAAATGCTTATCGACCGCATATCTGAGAACGAAGACGTAGAAATAAGTGATCTGGCAGCTCTGCTAGCTCTGGACTACAAAGAAGATGATCTTTATGATTATGACGAGGAGGACTATGACGAATGAAAAAACAAATGTCTGCGGAAGATTACCGCAGTGACGGAGCGTTCAGCCGTTCTCAGCTTTTCAAGCTGTCAAAGTCGCCTGCACACTTCAAGTACGCCCTTGAAAATCCCGAAGTAGAGACCCCTGCGCTTGCTTTCGGTACAGCCTTTCATGCTTATGTCCTTGAAAAGGACAAGTTCGACAGCGAGTACATAGTCGCTCCGAAGCTTGACAGGCGTACCAAAGAGGGCAAGGCGCTTGCTGCTCAGATAGAAGCAAGCGGTAAGATACCCATAAGCGAGGACGCTTTTGCACAGATACAGGCAATGGCTGAAAGTGTGATGTCAAACAAGTATGCTGCCGCTTTGCTTAACGGCGGTGAACATGAAAAATCATACTTCTGGACGGACAAGCTCACGGGGCTTAAACTCAAATGCCGCCCCGACTGCCGAACAGACCTCAAATCAACGTCAGTCATAGTTGACCTCAAGACTACTGAGAATGCCGATACAGACAGCTTTATGCACAGTTGTCTTAAATATGGCTATGACTTGCAGGCGGCGATGTACACAAAGGGTGTGTCAGAGGTGGAAGGCAAACAGCATAGATTTGTTTTTATCGCTGTGGAAAAATCACCGCCTTATGCCTGCAATGTCCTTGAGGCTGACGATTTTATCATACAGAAAGGCACAAAAGACCTTAACGACTATCTTTACACTCTCAAGGAGTGTCTTAAAACAGATAACTGGTACAGCTACAACGGCAGAAACGGTGACTTGAACGTCATAAGCCTGCCGGGTTGGCTGGCTAGAGAATACGAATAGGAGGACAAAACAATGGACGAAATAACAAACGCAGTAACAGTAACACCGGAAGTACCGCAGAACAGCACTATGCCTCTTGACAACATCAATCAGGGTACTGTAGCAATCGAAGCAAGCAGAGCCATTGCAGAAGCACAGGGTAAGCTTGTTATCGCAAAGAGATTTCCACGCAACGAGATACAGGCTTTTGCCAACATGAAAAAGGCTTGTCAGCGTACAGGGCTTGCAAACAAGGCATTTTACAGCTATCCAAGAGGCGGAGAAACTGTGTCAGGACCAACTATCAGACTTGCGGAGGAACTTGCAAGGTGCTGGGGCAATATCGACTTTGGCATCAAAGAGCTTTCGCAGGACAACGGCAAGTCAGAAATGCAGGCGTATGCTTGGGACTTGGAGACGAACACAATGTCGGTGCAGAATTTCACCAATCCGCACGCAAAAGAAGTCAAAGGCAAAATAAAGACCCTCACGAGTTTGCGTGATATTTATGAAAATAACGCCAATATGGCAGGGCGCAGGCTCAGAGCAAGAATACTTGCGGTACTTCCTGCGGACTTCGTTGAAGAGGCTGTGGCGGAATGCAGAAAGACCCTTGCAGGCAAGAATAATATTCCTCTTACGGACCGTGTAAGAAAAATGGTGGTGGAGTTTGAAAAGCTGGGCGTGACGCAGGATATGATAGAAAAACGTCTTGACAGAGGTCTTGACACCATGACAGCCGAAGATCTCACCGATTATATCGGCATTTTCAATTCACTGAAAGACAAGAACACAAAGGTTTCTGAGTGGTTTGAGTATGAGAAGATATCTACAGATATCTCAGCAGAAATCGACCAGCTTCAGACCGAGAAAGAGCAGGTGCTTTAATGCAGGCAAAATTACCTGACGGCTCTGTTATCATCAGTGGTTTTCTCGCAAAGGACGCAGAATACAAACAGGTGGGCGGCAATAACTCGTCGCTCACCAAGTTTGCAGTAAAAGTGGGCGAACGTCAGCCAAAGGTGCAAGGTGAGCGTGGTGAAGCCGTATGGGTGAACTGTCAGTGCTGGCACTCTGTAGCAAGAGCCACAAAGGCGTTGAAAAAGTTTGACGTAGTGCTTTGTGTGGGCAAGGTGGAGAAAAAGCCATATACCGGCAAAGACGGCGAAGAAAAAGTTGACGTACATCTTGTGTGCGAAGCCGTTTTTGTACAGCCTACCGCAGAAGCAGCACCCCCGCAAGAGCTAGGCGGTGACCTTTCCGACTTTGAGGAGGTGTTGAATGATGAGGGAACGCCATTCTGACGATATCATTGACGTTGATGCGAACGAGGAAAAGCATTTTGATATCGACATTGGCGATGCAGAAGCGGTGAAAAACGCCGTTGCTGTAAAGTATACAAAAGACGATTTTCTCTACACAGAGAAGCCATACGAAGCGATATACGATTACAAAAACGACCCTTTCATGCACAATCTGAAAATTGAGCAAATGGCTCAACAGGCGGCAGAGGTGGGTGTAAAGACGTTCAAAGGGCTGTATAAAAACTACGTCAAAATGCGAGAAATGCAGCGTGGGGCGAATGTTATCATCAATAACCCCACTGCGTTCTCAGGTCCATATATGCAGCTTGACGCAGGCAAATACAATGTTGATGACGGCGGTGTGTATCTTATCGACGAAAGCGGCAACTATCACGTTATCTGCCACCACCCGATCATACCCTTTGAATGCTTACAGAACATTGACACAGGCGAGGAAAAGCTCAACATAGCTTATCGCACTCGTGGAGAGTGGCAGGAAAAAGTCGTTTCAAAGGAGATACTTTACAACAGCCGAAACATTTCACAGTTAGTTAAATGCGGTGTTGATGTGTCTTCTGAAACTGCCAAAGAGCTTGTTTCATATTTTCAGGAGATAGAGAGCCTTAACCGCAATTCTCTGCCATTGAAAAGATCAGTGGGCAGGCTTGGCTACATAAACGGCGCAGGCTTTTCACCATACGTCGAGGGGCTGACCTTTGACGGAGAGCAGAATTATTCCACCATTTTTAGCGCTATAAAAAGTCATGGCAGTTATGAGAAATGGAAAAAAATCGCTATAGATTGCCGCAGGAAAAGCGTGACCGCAAAGATATTCCTTGCGGCGAGCTTCGCAAGTGCGCTTATTCAGCCACTAGGCGGTCTGCCGTTCTTCGTTCACTTGTGGGGCGTTGATTCAGGCACAGGCAAGACAGTTGCATTGATGCTTGCGGCTTCTGTTTGGGGAACCCCCGAAATGGGCGAATACATTCAGACATTCAACAGTACAGTTGTCGGCCACGAGCGAACAGCAGCGTTTCTCAACAGCCTGCCGTTTCTCATTGACGAACTCCAGCTGAGCAAAGATAGTCACGGCAGAAGCCGATTTGACGTTTATCAGCTTGCTCAGGGTGTTGGACGTTCTAGGGGCACGAAAACAGGTGGCATAGAACGTACACCAACATGGCGAAATACTATCCTTACCACAGGCGAAAGCCCCATAGTGGGCGGCTCAGCAGGCGCAGGAGCGGTAAACAGAGTTATCGACATTGAATGTACAGCAAACAATATCGTAATAGCAGACGGCATGGCTGTGTCAGCGGTGATAAAACAAAACTATGGCTTTGCAGGGCGAGAATTTGTTGCAAAACTGTCCTCTCAAAAAGCCTTGACAATGGCACAAGAGGTCTATAACGATTATTTCACCAAGCTCTGCAAGTCGGATACAACAGAAAAGCAGGCAATGGCAGCGGCAATGATACTGACTGCTGATATGATTGCAGAAGCGTCCGTGTTCAAAACGAACGAGCCACTAACAATTGACGATATCTCACCGTATTTGCAGACCAAAAAATCGGTATCAGCAGGTGAACGAGGGTATCAGTATATGTGCGATTGGGTGGCGTCCAACAGCAAACGCTTTGCGACAGGTGAAGACAATAACGGCGAAGTGTTTGGACTTATCCAGGGCGATTTTGCGTATATCATTCGCTCAAAATTCGATGAAGCGGCTTCAAAGCAGGGCTTCGACACAAGGGCATTACTTAGCTGGTTAAAATCTAACGGCAAGATACTCGTGAGAGGGCGCAACAACACTCGCGGCAAGCGTATCGGTGGTGTGAACGTTGAGTGCGTTGTGCTGAGATTGCCCGACGAAACACCAGATTATTACACCGAAGAAGAAATGCGTGGGACGGACTTATCGGATTTCGGCATTTTGTGAGACATAAGTCCCACGAGGAAAACAGCGTAAATGCGTGGTTTTCTGCATAGTGTGGGACTGTGGGACATTTTCCCCCTATATATACCTGCTTTAAATAGGTGATATAGAATCACGGCTTTGTTCACACATCGTTAAAATATATGTGTGTTTTCCTATATAGGAAAATGTGCGAATTTGTCCCACAGTCCCACAACACCCCGAAAAGTGCGTAAATACGCATAGTTTTCGTGTGGGACGTTTGTCCCACACTGTCCCTCACGTCCCACATGAGGAGGTAAACACAAATGAATATGAAAGATGAGATAAAGCAAGCTGAGGAGAACGGTTTTCAGTACATACCGCCTTACAAGCTTGCGGAAATGATGAAAGTATCAGGCAGGATAGTGAAGATACTTACTGAAAACACTACAGCGGTCACGCTTTGCTATGATGATATGAAAGTTGTCATGAGGATAGTTGACAATGTGCTTTCGCAGGGCATACAGAAAGGCGGAGATGTATGAGAGCTAAAATAAAGCTCCGTGACTATCAGCAGGAGTGTATAGATAAAATAACGCAGGCAAGGCAGGGGAAGCATCTTGTGCAAATGGCGACAGGTCTTGGCAAGACAGTGACTTTTGCAAATATCCCACGTCATGGACGTATGCTTATTCTGTCGCACAGAGAGGAACTTGTAAATCAGCCGCTGAAATACTTCGACTGCACAAAGGGTGTTGAAATGTCAAAGTACCATACCGACGGCAGCGAAGAGGTGGTTTCTGCAAGTATCCAGACCATGACACATAGGCTTGACAGGTTTTCACCTGATGATTTTGATATCATCATAGTAGACGAGGCTCACCATGCAGCGGCTCAGAGTTACAAGACGGTCATAGATCACTTCACACCACGTCTTCTGCTGGGCTTCACGGCAACGCCTAACAGGGCTGACAAATGTAGGCTGAATGATGTGTTTGATGATATCATATTTCAACGTGACCTGCGTTGGGGAATTGAACATGGTTATCTGTGTGATATCCTCTGCAAACGTGCCGACATAGGCTATGACCTTTCAGCGGTACATACACGGCTTGGCGACTACGCTCCGGGCGAGCTAGCAGAAGCAATGGACGGCACTGCGGACGCTATAGCACAAGCGTATAGAGAACACGCCAAAGGTGCAACGCTTATCTTTGCGGTATCGGTAGAACAATGCTACGAGATAGCAAAACGCATCGAGGGTGCTGAGGTAGTCACAGGTCAGACTAAGGACAGAGCTGATATAATACGACGTTTTACTCAGCGTGAGATACCTTGTCTTGTGAATTGCATGGTCTTCACTGAGGGGACAGACATACCCCTTGTGGAAACTGTTATCATAGCAAGACCTACACAATCAGATGCATTGTATACGCAAATGGTAGGCAGAGGGTTGAGGCTGCACCCTGACAAGGACAGGCTCACGCTCATCGACTGCGTAGGAGTAACAGGCAAGGCAAGCCTGAGAACAGCTCCAAGTTTGCTCGGTATTGACATTTCTGAGCTGCCAAAGAAGAGTCAGGACAAAATGGAGGGAATGCTATTTGAGCTTCCTGAAAAGGCTACTATGATGTCGGATTGTCCTGAAAGCTGGATAAAGAATGTTCGTATCGTTGACTTGTGGGCGCAGGAGCAGAAGTATAATACCCATGACGTGAATTGGTTTAAGCTGCCGAATGGCGGTATGAAATGCAGTCTGGGCAAGGGAAAAACGCTGAGGATATCTGCACCCGACGCTTTGGGTATGGCAGTATGGCAGGGACAGAAAATGCCTATGCAGCAGGCACTTGACGAGGCGTACACAATTCTCTGCGAGCGTGAAGCAGATAGCAAATGCTTATGGGACCTGAACATCTGCCGCAAGTGGGGCAAAGCACCTGCTACTGATAATCAGAAAAACCTTATCCGCAGACGTGGCAGAAAGTATCTGAATAATTCGGATATCGACATAGAAAATCTGACAAAGTTTGAAGCAAGTCAGATACTTAACAGGATAATCAAGGGGTGAGGATATGGCAAGAAATGAAGACAGAGAGCAAATGACCCTTATCAAGTGGACACAGCAGGCAAGCATACGCAAGGCTTATCCTGAACTCAAGCTGCTCTTTCACATACCGAACGAACGTCATTGTGACCCAAGAGAGGGTAAAAGACTAAAGCTTATGGGCGTAAAGTCAGGTGTTCCTGATCTGTTCCTGCCTGTGGCAAGGGGAAGAAACAAAGGGCTGTTCATAGAACTCAAAGCAGAGAATGGCAAGCCCTCAGATAATCAGATGTGGTGGTTTGCGGAGCTTGGCAGGCAGGACTATTTGGCGGCGATATGCTACGGCTGGAAGCAGGCTGCGGAAGTGCTGACGGACTATCTGAGGAGTGATGATAATGCTGGTAAAAGCTGAGGTCATAAAAAAAGGCAGACGAACTGAACAGAATGGCGGCAAAGCTTCTGCCACTGCCAGAGGGTCTGACACAGGCAGAACAGCTTTTGTATAAGTCGCTTTGTATCGTGTACCGAGAGTTCAAGGCAGGGCAGATAGACAAGAAACAGGCGCTTGATGAAAAGCAGGAACTATACAGGGCATACATCAATGGGGCTTATGCACTTGATCTATGGCAGACATATGGGGAATATGCTAAGGTGTTTCAGAAATGTCAGTACGAGATACACCATGACGGCTGTGAGGTTTGCAAGAGGCTCAATGATATCCTATGTGGTATGGGGAGAGGCAAAGCCAATGAAACACACTAACCACACCCTTTGCTGGTACTGCCGCCACGCAGTACCGACAAAGGATAAGATAACAGGAGAATACCTCACAGGCTGTGCATGGTCCATAGACCGCAAACCGGTTGAGGGTTGGAGGACGTGTCAGCACAGACTGTATGAAGCTCAAAAGGGCGGTATGATACACTCGTATACTGTGACTGAGTGTCCGAGATTTGAGGAGGGATAAAAGTGAAAAGCTATGAGGAGCGTACCAAAGACAATGAACAGAAGATAGCAGCTTTCCAAACTAAGCAGAAAATGCCGTATGAGTTCAAGGTCAAATACGCTGAGGTCAGAGTAAGGGAGTTCATTCGTGAGTGTGACAAAAGAAATCTGAATACGCACATATCGGTAGGCGGACTTGACAGCATAACGCTTTTGAAATTTATACATGATTACTGTGGTTTCAGTTATGTTCCAGGTGTATCGGTATCTAGTCTTGAAGACAAATCTATTCAGCAGATACACGAGCAACTTGGTGTGATAAAATTAAGCCCATACAAGTCAAAAATAGATATCATACGGGAATATGGTTTTCCTGTACTATCAAAAGAAACAGCCGCAAAAATAGAACTGCTTGCACACCCTACGGACAAGAACAAGACAGTTCGTCACGCTATCATAACGGGTGAAACGGGAGAGTATGGCGGTTTTCGCAAACATACAAGAATGCAGCTTTCTCAGCGCTGGCTTGAACTGTTTGGCGGTTACGAAAATGAAAACGAGGGCGTTGACTACAAGATACCGCCGTTTAAGGTATCATCACAATGCTGTTTCTGGATGAAAGAAAAGCCGTGTGATGATTGGGCAAAGCAACACAAGAGCGTGCCGTTCTTAGGACTTATGGCAAGCGAGGGTGGCAGACGTGAAAAATCGCTAATGCTTAACGGCTGCAATTACTTTGGCAAAAGCACGATACGTTCAGCACCATTTGCCATATTTACAAGGCAGGACTTGCTACAACTTGCACTTGACCTGAATGTGCCTGTGCCTACAATCTATGGCGAGATAAAACGTGACTTTGACGGAAAGCTTTGCACAACAAAAGCTCAGCGTACAGGCTGTTCAATGTGCGGTTTCGGCATACATATGGAACAGCGTCCTCACCGATTTGACAGGCTTCGTGAAAGAAATGAAAAAGAGTGGGATTTCTGGATGAACAAGTGTTGTGAAGATGCTGACGGCACAAAGTACGGCTGGGGAAGAGTTCTTGACTATATCGGCGTTGAATGGCGTGACAGAGTATTTGATATGAAAAATAACCAGCTTAGTTTGTTGGATATCGAGGAGGCAAAAGAATGAAAACACATAATCTGAAACTTAGCATAGAATTTTGTGACGCTGTTCTGAGCGGTGAGAAAATTTTTGAGGTCAGAAAGAATGACAGGGGTTTTCAGACGGGAGATCTGATAAGATTTATACCGACTGACGGAACGTCTTATCGTAGCTCAGACGGCACAGTAAGAGAACACGCAAAACATGAGATATCAGGACATACATACAAGATAACATATATCCTCAACGGCTGGGGAATAAAGAATGGGTATGTTGTGATGGGAATAAGAGAGGAGATAGCCTATGGAAAGAAACGACCCAATGACCATGTCACGCCTGAAAGCCTACCGCAGGAATGCCTCAGCCATTGAGGACATCAAGGCAGAGCTTTCAGGCAAGTACGTTGCCGACAGTATCAGCGTATGCACTCCGCCGTCCTACACGCCACACAGCACACGCATAGACGGCTTTCTACCAAGCGGTGATACACTTTCATTGCTGTGCGAGCAGGCTCGGCTAGAGCGTGAGCAGAGGGCTGTGGAGGAGTTTATCAAGGGGATAGAGGACTATCAGACACGGCGAATGTTCGTGCTGAAATTCATCAAGGGTAAGACGTACTTGCAGATAGCTATGCAGGTGAGTGGTGGAAGAATCACAGAGGACGCAGTTGAAAAGAAGATAAAAAGATATATTTCAAAAAAATCTTGATTTGTCGGTTTTGTCGGTTTTCACTATGTTATAATTTAAACTGAGGAAAGTGTAGATGTACCTCAGACTTGTACTTTCATTGAAGTCACCTCCAATTTTCTAAGCCCCGTAAGGGGCTTATGCAGAACGTGAGTGCATGAGCTTGCGTCTGTTCCAACAGGTTAGTGCTTAATCCTACTTTTTTTGAAAAGCACCTTTCCATTAACATTGCCAACACTGACGAGTGTTCGGGCAGGATTGCAAAGCTGTATTGCAACAGGTACAGCTTTGAATTTGCAGGTTGAGAGCGTGCCAGCTCGAAGTCTGCTCCACCATTTTAGATACTCCTTAATTGATTTTCCGCAGGACGTCCTTTATCGGGGCGTCTTTTGCGTTGAGAAGGTGACCTTATGCCAATCCCAAGACCGGACCGAAGCGGTTCACATCAACAGCAGTTCCGTATCAACAAGAAGAAAATCTACGCTACCCAAACAGTCTGCGGTATCTGCGGAAAGCCTGTTGATTTTTCCTTGAAATATCCTCACCCTTTGTCGGCTTGTATAGATCATATCATACCCATAGCAAAAGGCGGTCACCCTTCGGACATTTCAAACTTGCAGTTGGCGCATTGGTGTTGTAATCGTCAGAAATCTGACAAACTGGTGGAAAAACAGGTGTTTGACCAGTCTCTTGACCTGATTTCCAACCGAATTTTACCACAATGCTACGATTGGAAGAATTTTTAACAAATTATTGACAATATGGGGGGTATGCCCCCTTTTGAGGTCAAAAAAGACCTTCACCGCCGCACTGCTTATATTTCTCGCAGGATTGAAATAACTGGAAAGGATATACAAGATGAGCGAATACAAAGGCATGGCATATTTGAAAAAGAAGCTCTCCTCAAAGGCTTCGAGGGTCAATGTGCGCTATGACTACTATCACATGAAGAACGGCCTTACTGACATGGGCAAAATGATACCACCAAGCTATAACTGGATGCGTCCTGTGCTAGGCTGGTGTGCAAAGGCTGTTGATACCCTTGCGGACAGAATAGTATTTGACAGTTTCGAAGACAACACTTTCTACGTCAACGAGATATTTGACAACAATAATCGTGACGTGTTCTTTGATTCTGCTATTCTCTCAGCGTTGGTGTCCTCCTGCTGCTTTGTGTATATTTCGGCTGATGAAACAGGCTATCCACGCTTGCAGGTCATTGATGGCAGTAACGCTACTGGCATTATCGACCCTATCACGAATATGCTCCGTGAGGGCTATGCAGTGCTTGATAGGGATAACAATTTCAACCCCACCATTGAAGCCTACTTCACCGCCGAACAGACAGAGATATATCGCAGAGGCTATGATGTTGAGATCTATGACAATCCTGCGCCTTATCCCCTGCTTGTGCCTATCATATACCGTCCTGACGCTGTTCGTCCTTTCGGTCACAGCAGGATATCAAGGGCGTGTATGGAGCTTGTGCAGGAAGCTATGAGAACGCTCAGGCGGTCGGAAGTATCAGCCGAGTTTTACAGCTTCCCACAAAAATATATACTCGGTCTTTCGGATGATGCCGAGAAAATGGAGAAAATGGACAAATGGGGTGCAACAATGTCCTCACTGCTGACTATCACCAAAGATGATGACGGCGGTAATCCTACCGTCGGACAGTTTCAGCAGCAGTCCATGTCACCATACTCTGAGCAGCTTAAATCTATAGCTTCACTGTTCGCCGGAGAAACAGGGCTGACCCTTGATGACTTGGGCTTCGCAATGTCCAACCCTGCCAGCTGTGAAGCGATCAGAGCCGCTCATGAGAATCTCAGACTTACTGCAAGAAAGGCTCAGAGAACGTTTGGCAGTGGTTTCCTTAACGTGGCTTATCTTGCCGCCTGCGTTCGTGATAACACGGCATATATGCGCTATGCTTTCAGTGATATCAAACCGCAGTGGCTCCCCATTTTTGAACCTGACTCTGCCGCACTCTCGGGTGTGGGCGATGCTATCTTGAAGATAAATCAGGCTGTTCCTGACTATCTGGGTGCAAAGGGCATCCGTCAGCTCACAGGCATAGAGGGCGAAAACAATGGCTGATATCGGTGCAGAACTGCTTGAAAAAATTCGTGCTGAGTTTCAAAGCAGGTGCAGAGCTGACAAGTACATTCAATCGGTTTTGAAGAAAATAGATGGTGGTACTGCGGAAATGGAAGAAGTCGCCCTGCTATCGAAACAGCTCGGATTTAGGGTCTCTCAGGCTATCGGTGCACACGTCAACGTAGCGGCCTTGCCTGGCGGCAAGATGTACTACAACATCGCCGATACCATACTCACGGGCGTGCTCAAGGACAACTACGATGTTATAAACTCCGCTGCCGCAGAATGCCAAAAAGCACTTGACAAAACAGCGGGCATAAACATCACACCTCAGCAGGCTGCCTTCCCTACCGAGCGTGTGCAGGCGGTAGTCAATGCGGCTTCTGTACCGGATATTGCAGAAGAAGTGATGATACGGCGAATGACAGCTCCGGCGCAGAACATCACTGAGAGTTTTTACAACGATTATGTTCAAAAAAACGTGAAGCTTCGTTCTGATGCAGGACTGGACTGCTATATCATTCGCAACGATCACGGCGGCTGCTGTAAGTGGTGTTCAAAGCTTGCAGGCAAATATCACTATCCCGAAGATGTTCCAAAAGATGTTTACCGCAGGCATGATAACTGCGGCTGTACTGTTACATACCTCAACGGCAGAAAGGCACAAAACGTGTGGAGCAAGACCAAGTGGAACATCTCAGATGAAGAGCTTGAGCAGATGAAGAAAGCCGGTTCAAGACAGCCTGCGAGAATGGTTGACAATTCTGCGAAAAGTGGTATAATGGGAGTAGGAAGAAAGCTTGACCGGCGAGAACAAAATATAGGTGCTTTCTCTGAACTTCGTGTGCCAATGCAGAAAAGAGAAGTGTTGTCTTTATGTCGAAAATATTCTATTGATACTAATGGAATAACATTCAAAATACAACGTTCCGAAAAACTTTTGGCACTGCCGTTCTACGGTTCAACAGATTACAATAATATTGGAAGGATAGACCTCTTTCCTAGTGCTTTTTCTTCGGAAGAAGAATTGCTCAAAACTATCCTTCACGAAAAGTGTCACGTTATGCAGTTGAAAAAGTATGGTAAAAATTTTGCACAACAAAATTTAGATGTCATGGAAAAGCAGGCATACAGGTTTGAGAGCATATTCTATAACATGATCAAGAAGAGGTGATATTATGAAATGGCTTGACAATGTAACAAATATAGTACGATCACATAATGCAGGAAAATGCCCTTACTGTGGAAGCGAGAATACAGATTACAGATTGATAGAAATATCAAACGGTAATGGCTGCGGCGATATTTGGTGCAACGATTGTAAAAGTGCTTTTCATATATCACGAATGAAAGTAAGCAAAGAGATCATCAAAGATATTAAATTACCGAGTTCGCTTAATTACTAGAGATCTTACCGCTCCGCTACGGCGAGGCGGTATTTTTATACCCAAAATCAGAAAGGACGGATATTATGGCACTTGACCGGGATACAATATGGCAGCTGCGGAGAGCTAAGAGTGATATTGAGAACATCAGAACTGAAATCCAGAAGATAAAGGATAATGCTGATTATGTTGCGGCACTGATACGCTGTGAAAGGTCATTGAGTATAGTTTTATCCAATGCTGAAAAGGTCAAATCGACAAAGTAAATATCAAACTAAGCACCTTAAAGGGTGCTTTTTTCGTACCTAAAAGGAGGTAATCCACTATTGAGGATAAGAGAGTCGGCAGACAGACCCCCACCATATCGGTAGTGCTGCCCTATGAGCAGACCAAAGGCAATGAGGCTATCGCAATGTACAACAAATCGGGGCGCACTGCACAGGAATGGCAGGAGTTAATGCTTTATGACATCATGGCGGTGGACGATGAGGGATTGTGGAAGCACATGAAGTTCGGCTGGTCGATACCAAGACGTAACGGCAAGTCAGAGCTGCTTATCATGCGTGCAATCTATGGTCTGCAAAATGGCGAGTGTGTTCTTTACACCGCCCACCGAACTACAACGTCACACTCGACATGGGAGAAGATGATCGACCGTATCACAAAAATGGGCTTTCTCGAAAAAGAGGACTTCAAGACCACAAAGCAGATGGGCTTGGAGCGTATCGAGTGGCTAAAAGGCGATGGGCTTATCAATTTCCGAACACGTTCCAGCAAAGGCGGACTTGGCGAGGGCTATGACCTGCTTATCATCGACGAGGCACAGGAATACACCACCGACCAAGAAACAGCCCTAAAATATACCGTTACAGACAGCCAAAATCCTCAGACGTTGATGTGCGGAACACCTCCAACAATGGTGTCTGCCGGTACAGTTTTCACAAAATACCGACAGAAGACGATATCGGGCAAAGGCGGTGACGACGGCTGGGCTGAATGGTCCGTACCAAAACTAACGAACGCACATGACCCTGAACTGTGGTATGCCACTAACCCGTCTTTAGGCACTATCCTCACCGAACGTAAGCTACGCTCTGAGCTTGGCGACCCAAAAGATGATCAGGTTGACGATAACATTCAGCGTTTAGGTTTGTGGCTGACCTATAATCAGAAATCGGCTATCAGCAAAGGTGAGTGGCAGGCACTTTGTATCGCAGGCAAGCCCGATATCAGCAGAGAGTTGTTTTTCGGCATTAAGTATGCAAAGGTCACGGATAACGTATCTTTGGCTGTCGCTGCAAAAACAACCGACGGCAAGATATTTGTCGAGGCTATCGACTGCCGCCCTGTAAGAGAGGGGAACGGCTGGATAATCGCATATCTGCGCAATCCGCATATGCGTGAAACTGTCATTGACGGCGCAAACGGACAGTCTTTGCTTGCGGCAGATATGAAGAACGCAGGTATCAAGCGCAAGCCTATCCTGCCGAAAGTCGCTGATGTGATCACTTCGTCAGCAGGTTTTGAACGAGGAGTATTCGCACAGGATATTTGTCACGCAGATCAGCCGTCCCTTGAACAAGTCATTGCAAACTGTGAGCACAGAGCTATAAGCTCAGGCGGAGGTTTTGGCTATACCTCAATTCTTGAGGGTGCTGACATATCACTGCTTGAGGCGGTGGTGCTTGCTCACTGGGCGTGTGCAAATTCATCAGATAAAAAGAAAGTACAGAAAATAAGCTGGTAACAGCTTGTTGTATATCACCTACACCGCAGGGTAAAGCGGGGAAAGGAAACACTATGGCAGAATTTGAAGCTATAACAACACAGGAAGCCTTCGACAATGCGATAAAGGCAAGGCTCGACCGCAACACGGACACAGTCAAGAAACAGTTTGAGGGTTACATTTCCCCTGACGATTTCAAAACGAAGACAGCCGACCTTAACAGCAAGATCACCGACCTTACAGGCAAGCTTGCGGAAAAGGATACAGCTATCGCAGACCTCACGGCTAAGAACAAGGCATACGAGACCAGCTCGGTAAAAATGAGAATTGCCCACGAAAACGGTATTCCTTATGAGCTTGCGAACAAGCTTTCGGGAGACACAGAAGAAGCTATCAAGAAGGACGCTGAAACATTTGCAAAGTTTATCGGCAAAAAGCAGACAGCTCCTCTTGGTCACACAGAACACAATCACGCAGACGGCAAGAATGCGGCATATAAGTCGCTGCTTGCAGGTCTTATAAAGTAAAGAAAGGAAGTAATATTTATGGCAGATATTCTCTCAAAGGAAAATAAGTTTGACCCTGTTCTTGTAAAAGAACTTTTCGACAAGGTTAAGGGCAAGTCCTCACTGGCTGCGCTTTGCGACCGAACACCTATCGCATTTAACGGACAGAAAGAGTACATTTTCACAATGGACGATGAATGCGATCTTGTAGCTGAAAATGGCAAAAAGACAAGGGGAAGCGTTGCGCTTGCACCTGTGACTATCGTTCCTGTTAAGCTTGAATACGGCTCACGAATTTCAGACGAATTTCTCTATGCTTCTGAGGAAGCTCAGATAGACATTCTGAGAAATTTCTCTGACGGCTTTGCAAAGAAAGTGGCAAGAGCCCTTGACATCATGGCTTTTCATGGCGTTAATCCAAGAGCCAAGACGGCTTCTACGATTATAGGTACAAACCACTTCGACAACGGCGTAACTGTGATAAAGCAGGACGGCACGTCACCAAAGACACCTGACGCTCTTATCGAGGAGGCTATCGCTGCAGTGCAGGACAACGAATATGATATCTCAGGTCTTACAATGGCGCCGTCATTTAGAGCTGACCTTGCAAAAATGGTGGACACAAGCGGCAGAAAGATTTATCCTGACCTTGCTTGGGGCAATGCACCGACTTCTATGAACGGCATTCAGACAGTTACTAACAACACTGTTTCGTTCAATTCAAGCAAAGACCTTGCCATTGTGGGCGACTTTGCGAGAGCCTTTAAGTGGGGCTACTCAAAGGAAATTCCACTTACAATCATTCCGTACGGTGATCCTGACAACAGCGGACAGGACCTCAAAGGCTACAATCAGGTATACATCAGGGCCGAAGCATATATCGCTTGGGGCATTCTCGACAAGTCTGCATTCGCTGTCATTCAGTCAGCGGCTAAGTAAGGGGGCAGCATAAATGGCGGCAGAGTACGCAACTATCGAGGACGTTATAAAACTTGGTCGAAAGCTCTCGACTGAGGAGCAGGAAAAGGCGACGGCTCTGCTGCCTGTCGCCTGTGCAAAGCTTTCAACTGCCTGCAAGAAACACGGCAAAGATCTTGACATTATGATAGCTGATGAACCTGACGTTGAACTTGTGGCAAAAGATATCATAGTTCGTGCCACGCTGAGAGCTGTAGACACCATTGCGGACAGCTCTCCTGCGACTTCGCAGGCTTCGCAATCGGCTATGGGCTACTCAGTATCAATGACATATCTCAACGCAGGACAGCAGCTGTATTTCCTCAGAAACGAGCTGAAAGAACTGGGCGTTATGCGGCAGAGATACGGTGCAATGGAGGTATATGATGTATGAGATTAAATATCAAAGGCATACCTGTTAAGCTTTCTGTAAGAACGCAGACAGGTATTGACGACTTCAACAGACCTACATATGAGGTATCTCAGGAAGTTGTCGAAAACGTGCTTGTGGGCGAGCCGTCCGCAGAGGACGTTGTAAACGAGCTTAACTTATCGGGCAAACGCATAGTTTACACTCTTGCGATACCAAAAGGAGATACACACATTTGGGAAGACACAGAGGTCGAGTTCTTCGGCAGAAAATTCCGCACCATAGGGCTTCCAACAGAGGGCATTGAAGAAAATTTGCCGCTCAGTTGGAACAAGAAAGTAAAGGTGGAACGCTATGAGTAAAGTTAAGATAGAACTTGACCATAACGCAGTTGCGGCGTTTCTCTGCTCTGAACCTGTCGAAAGCATGGTCAAGGGCTATGCTGACAGAGCCGTTCAACGTCTTGGCACGGGGCATAAAGCGTATATTATCACATGGACAAGATACCCGAAAATGCGCCGAAAGGTCGCTATCGTCAAGGCTAAAACAAAGAAGGCTCAGCGTGCTAATCTTAGAGATAACACAATTTTAAAGGCGGTGCTTGGCAAGTGATAGAGAAGATAATTCTTGACTGGCTGGGAGCAAAGCTTGACGTTTCAGTTTATCTTGAAGAACCTAAAAACCCACCAAAAGAGTATGTGCTTATCGACAAGCTGGGTTCGGCAGAGAATGATTTTATCACCTCTGCCACCATAGCCGTTCAGAGCTACTCAGCGAGCCTATACGGGGCGGCAGAACTTAACGCAAAAGTTAAAAAGGCTATGTCTGAAAGCGTGTCACAGGGCAATATATGTCGCTGTGCGTGCACGTCAGACTACAACTATACAGACACAGAAACGAAGAGATACCGCTATCAGGCGGTATTCGATGTAACCTACTACGAGGAGTGATAATACTATGGCAAACAATAAAGATAACGTATCAACAGGCAAGCCAAAGGTAGGCGGAGCGGTTTTCACAGCGGTCACAGGATCTACACTGCCGACGGATGCAACAACAGCACTTGACGCAGCGTTCAAAAGCCTGGGCTACTGCTCAGAGGACGGTGTAACAAACAGTTCTGGCATTTCTACTGAAAACATCAAAGCCTGGGGTGGAGATATCGTTGATACACCACAGACAGAAAAGACGGACACGTTCAAGGTCAAACTGATAGAGTGTACCAATACAGATGTGCTGAAAACTGTCTACAATGGCAGCAATGTTTCGGGCGACCTTGACACTGGCCTGACTATCAAGGTAAACAGTGCCGAGCATGAAGATCAGGCGTTCGTGTTCGATATGATACTGAAAAATAACGTACTGAAAAGAGTGGTCGTTCCGTTCGGCAAGGTGACGGAGATATCTGACATCACCTATAAGGATAATGAGCCTATCGGCTATGAGCTGACTATCACAGCCACACCTGACGAGAACGGCAATACACACTATGAGTACATGAAAAAGGGGGAATAACCTATGCTGACAGGTAAGACAGAAAGCGGTTTTGAGTTTGAAATAGAGGAGAAGACCCTTGACGACTATGAGTTTATCGAAGCTGTCGGTAAGTGTGAACAGGGCGACCCTCTCGCATATGTCAAGGTAGTTGACGTCGCCCTGGGAAGCAAGAAAGAAAAGGCTTTTGCGAAGATAAGAGAAAAGTGCGGCTATGTATCAGCAAAAGAGATAACAAAGCTTATCGTGGAGATCTTCCAGACACCTAAAGCAAAAAACTCTTAGTCCTTGCCGCTGTCATGGAGCGCTATCCTGATGAGCTTGACTGCGATATGGTGCAGTATTATCACATATACGACTACAAGTCGCTGCCTGCACGAAAGGTGGCGACTTTTCTTTGTGGTCTTGACAGTTCATCACGGGTCAAGCGCAAGCTCAACGGAGTTGGCGGTTCGTTCTCTGAGATATTGCTTGCGCTGATATTTGACCGCCTGCAATGGATATGCTGGTCGCAGACAAAGGACGGACAAAGAGGCGTGAACAGGCCGCAGTCAATAGCTGAAAAGCTTATAGGCAAGAATGACAGCGACAGTGAGATAACAGCGTTCCGAAGCGGTGAGGATTATGAGGAAGCAAGAAGAAAAATCTTAGGAAAGGAGGACTAACATGGCAGAAGAAAACGGCACACAGCTAGGCAAGGCATATGTGCAGATAGTTCCGTCTATGCAAGGGCTTGCGTCAGAACTGCGAAGAGCGTTCGGGGATAGTATGCCCGATGGTCACAAGTTTGGAAGTTCTCTTGGCGGCAAGGTCGTTTCAGGTTTTGGAAGCACTATCAAAAAGGGCTTTGCACTTGCCGCAAAAGCTGGTATAGCAACTATATCGGCAGCAAGCGCAGGCATAGGTGCTATAGTCAAAAGCTCTGCGAGCGCATATGCGGACTATGAGCAGAACATAGGTGGTGTCGAAACGCTATTCAAGGATAACGCCGATACTATCGTAAAGTACGCCAGTGAGGCATACAAGACCGCAGGAATATCGGCTAATGACTATATGCAGAACGTCACAAGCTTTTCTGCGTCACTTCTGCAAGGCTTGGGCGGTGATACAGCTCAGGCGGCTAAGATAGCCAATGAAGCAATGGTGGATATGTCGGACAATGCCAATAAAATGGGTACTGACATATCTTCTATCCAGAACGCTTATCAGGGCTTTGCAAAGCAAAATTACACCATGCTCGATAACTTAAAGCTCGGCTATGGCGGCACACAGTCGGAAATGGCAAGGCTCATCAACGATTCAGGTGTGCTCGGAGATTCAATAAAAGTCAATGAAAAGACCGTCAACAGCGTGTCATTTGACAAAATGATAGAGGCTATCCACAAGGTACAGACCGACCTTGACATCACCGGTACAACTTCCAAAGAAGCGGCAACAACAGTTTCCGGCTCTCTTGGTTCTGTGAAAGCAGCGTGGGCAAACCTTATGGCAGGAATGGGCGACAAAAACGCTGACCTGAAAAATCTTATCAGGGAAATGGTAAACACAGTAAAGATCTTTGCGAAGAATATTATGCCTGTCATAAAGCAGGCTCTTTCAGGGGTCACAACGCTCATAAGCGAGCTGACTCCTGACATAGCGGCCGAGCTTCCACAGCTTGTGAGCGACCTGCTTCCACAACTTATAGAAGCAGGCACACAGATATTTCAGGCGCTTGTGAAAGGCATTTCTGATAATATCGGCACGATAACGCAGGCGGCCATAACAGCCATTACAACTATCGCAACAGCACTTATACAGAACACAGGTCCTCTTGTGCAGTCGTTGGCAACTATCATAACCACTATAGCACAGGCTTTGCCGACGATTTTACCAGACCTTATCAATGCTATTGTTGAACAGATACCCACAGTTATACAGGCTGTTATAGATTGTATGCCTACAATAATTGACGGAACGATTCAGATAGTGACTGCTATCGCTGAGGCTCTTGTTGATAATATAGATCTTATCATAGACGGTGCAGTGCAGATCATAGATGCACTTACAATGTCACTTTCAGATAGTGATACGGCGGCAAAGCTTGCCCAATCGGCGCTTGAAATAATCGGCACGCTTACAATGGAGCTTTTGAAAAATCTTCCTGATATCCTTGCTGACGGCATACTTATAGCGGTCGAGCTCATCAAGGGCATCGCACAAGGTATGGTGGACTATTTTGCACCTGTTTCAGACGCTTTGTCTGATATGCTTATCGACCTTACAGACTGGTTTTCACGCAAGTGGAATGACTTCAAGGAATGGGGTTCAGATATGATACAGGCGTTCATAGACGGCATCAAAGAAAAGTGGCAGAGCCTTAAAGACACTGTATGTGACGTAGCCTCAAGCGTTAAGGACTTTCTCGGCTTTTCCGAACCTGACAAGGGCCCTCTTTCAAACTTCCACACTTTTGCACCTGATATGATGGACTTGTTTGCAAAGGGCATAGCAGACAACGAGGACACTATCACAATGCAGTTCAACAGGTCACTGCAACCGCTTATGGATACGGATATCATATCGCCAAGCTTTTCGGCACTCCCCGAAAAGAGTGTGAATAATAGCGGTAACGATACCATGAACAAGATCATCGCCCTCCTAGAAACCTACTTCCCACAGCTTGCACAGCAAGGAAACATTTATCTTGACGGCGATAAGCTCACGTCAAAGGTGGACGGAAAACTAGGTGAGAGGGTCACAAGCAGTGAAAGGAGGCTTGCAAGTGTCTAATGAATATATAGAGTTTGGCGGCAGAAAGTCCACCGATTTCTATTTGGTTATCCAAAAGGACGGCGTTCAGATATCTCAGCCGGAGGAAAACAGAATAGAAGCCACCCTGCCGTTTATGAACGGCTTTTATGACTTCTCGAAAATGGCGGGCGAGCGCACTTACAAACAGCGTGATATCACGATAAAATTCAGCCTTTCTGCAAAAGATGAAAACGAACTTTACCGCAGAAAATGTGATGTTGTCCGCTGGCTCAGTGGAGCAAAGGGTGAGCTGAGGATAAGCTTTCTGACGGACTATCACTTTGTGGGAGCGACAGCGGTGTTTGATACCTCTGCATTTGAGTTCACTTCACGGCGCACCGCTGATCTGACAGTGAACTTCAAAACGTATCCTTTTCTACGTTCTGATGATTACTCAGATATCGGCTTTGACGACTTCAACTTTGAAACCGACTGTCTGAATTTAACGAATATATCGCTGACGGCGGTCAAGCAGACACGATACGCACCTCCTGCGACCTTGAAAGTCTATTCATATGCTGATAGACCCATACGCCCACGCCTTTCTTATAAGCGCTCAGAGGACGATGCAAAGAGTGTGGGCTTCACCTATTTTGCACTCAACGACCAAGAGATAAGTGCAAGTGTATACCGCAACACGGAGAAAGAATTCGACTTTGACGAGCTGACTTTACAGCCTGGTGTGAATACTCTTGCGGCTTATGGCTTCGGCACACTCACGCTCAAACTTTACGAGGAGGCACTGTAAATGTTTGTAGTTACTATCACAAATGAAACTGAAAACACTATCATACACAGCGACGGCACAGACCGCATATCGGGTGGCAAGATAGCAAAGACTATCAATGCTGTTGATAGTTTCAGTTTTACCATATATCCGAACAATGCAGGGTATGACCTTTTGAAACCACTGACAACATCGGTCAAGGTCTATGATGAAAGTACTGACAAGGACATTTTTATAGGCAGGGTCTTGAAGTGTCCTGACAGCATGGACGAGAGAGGTCTGATATGCCGTAAAGTCACCTGTGAGGGGCGTTTAGGCTGGCTATATGACAGTGTTCAGCCATATGTTGAATACAAAATGGTAGGTATATCAACAGTGCTTTCTTCGTTCTTGTCAAAGCACAATTCTCAGGTGGGTGCAGATAAGCGTATAGAGCTGGGACAGGTCACTGTTACGGCAAGCAACAACTACACATATACTGCAAATTGGGACAAGACAATGAACGTCATTGCCGACAAGCTTATAGGAAAATTCGGTGGTGAGATACAGCTTCGTGATAAAGGCGGCAAGGTATATCTTGACTATTTGGAGAACATAGGACACGGCACAGATACCACCATAGAGCTTGCGGTCAACCTTAAAACCATATCACGGGAAGTCGATGAAACGGCGGTCATAACACGTCTTTACCCTCTCGGCGCAAAGCTTACAGACAGCGAAAAGCGGTTGACCATCGGCACTGTGAATGGTGGCAAGGATTACATAGAGGACAGCTCACTTATCGCAAAATACGGCGTTATAAGCGGTCCGCAGATATGGGACGATATTACCCTTGCGAGCAATCTTCTCAGCAAGGGTAAGGAGTATCTTAAATCTGTTAATCGTGCGAAAGTGCAGTATCAAATAACAGCGCTTGACCTCTCGAGAATAGACAGGCACATTGAACAGTTTGAACTCGGCTGTTGGTACAGAGTAAAAAATAGCCTTATGGGTATAGACGAGGACTTGCGTATTGTGGGTATATCCATAGACCTTGACAATCCGCAGGCTTCACAGCTAACCTTCGGTGACCAATTTGAAACGCTTTCGGGCTTTATGACAGCAAAAACTCAGAGCCTGCAGTCTGCTATAGATAACTCAGAGTTTAGGAACAGACAGGTCATAGACAGCAAGATAGAGAATGCAACTAAGCTTATCACAGGTGCAGAGGGCGGTCACGTTATACTCGACCCATCTGAGAAGCCTCAGCGTATTCTGATTATGGACACGGCTGACATTAATACTTGCAAGGCTTGTATCCAGCTGAACAAAAACGGGTTAGGCTTTTGGAAGTCCTCAGACGGTGGGTCGGCTAAAACTGGGCCATACACAAACGCATGGACCATTGATGGAAACCTTGTTGCAAGCTTTATCACGGCGCTGACCCTGACAGGGTTGAAAATCAACAACGGCAGCGGAACGTTCAAGGTGGACGAGAACGGTAACGTTATCGCCAATAGGTTGTCGTCGAAATCGGCAACTATCACGGGTGGAAGCATTAACATTCAGACGTCTAGCCAAAATACCAGTGCGATTCAGCTGTCCCATAACGAATGGACGCTGAAAGTCAGCCCGTCGGAGATACGCATTGATAACAGCACGATTGGCGGTCATATCGTCCTGCAGGCTGGTGCTATGGACTGTTATTGGAACGATGAATTGAAGGTAAATATCGACAGTAATTCAGGTAATATCATAACGTATACCGATAATGGCAAGCAAGTTTTTGCTATGAACACAGCGGAACGAAGCTTTACGATTTGTGATGAAAACAATAAACCTACTGTGGTTTGCTTAGGTGGAACTGGTGAAATTTACTGCAAGAGCATATCGACAGAAAATCACACACTGGATTAAAAAAAGGGGGCAAATTTATGGCAAACATAGACCTTACACAATTTATAGAAACTGTATCAACAGCATTTGAGGGCAGACAGGTAAGGCAGGCATTTGTGGACGCACTGACGGCGGTACAGACGGCGGTAAACGAGTTAGACCAGACAATAATCCAGCATAAAACAGCTACACAGGTTGTATCATCAGCAACTTCTACTGTGGCAGTACCGCTGGATATAGACGGCGACCCTGCACAGATAATTGTCACTCTCCGACAGGACGATACACCGACGCCATATCAGAATTTCTGCGTTCATGTAGCTAAATTCAATGGTAAATACAATGCGGTTATTTGCATGGGGCCGTCCGCTGGCTCTAGTACAGTCAGCGTGCCTGCCGGAACATATCGTGTAGACTATATCGTGATAGCATAGAGGGGTAATTAAATGACAATAACATTAAATGCGGACTATGACGTAACACTGAACACTGCATTGCTGGGCTATGTCGGTGAAAATAATGCCCGTCATGTATCGGTCGAGGGCATGGAGGTAGACGGTGCAGACCGCTATGTGCTGACTATCGACTATGGCGACGGCACTGCCTACGAGATCGATATCACAGGCGGACAGTGGACGCCTACGGCTGACATACTGCGTTCAGCGCAGACAGTATCGTGTCAGATATGTGCGAAAAAACTGTCAGGGCAGGAGTACATACTGCTGAAAAAATCACGAATTTTCCGCCTGCGTATCGGTGCGGCTATCGGTGATAATGCCGTGCCGTCACCAAGTGTGGCAGCTGACGCACTGGATAAGATAGATGCCATAGGCAGACAGGCGCACGCAGATATGCAGACAGCCGTCACTGCCGCAGAAACAGCGACAACAGCGGCTGAAAACGCTGAGAAATCAGCTACCACCGCAGGAGTATCAGCCGACACCGCAGAACAGGCGGCAAGCCGTGCTGAAACTGCAAAGACAGCGGCTGAAACGTCCGCAACGCAGACTGAAACGGCTAGACAGGGCGCAGAAACTGCACGTGCTGAGGCAGTCAAATCACAGAATAACGCTAAAATATCCGCAGCGCAGGCATCAACGGCAGCACAGCAAACCGAAGCCGACAAGACCATAACGGCGGGATACGCTAAAACCGCCAAGACCTGCGCTGACAGCACTACGGCAGACAGGCAGGCAGTGCAGGAAATGGCAACACAGGTCACAACCGACAAGGCTACAGTGGCAGACCATGCCGCTAAGGTCGCAGAGAACAGAACTGCCGCTGAAACCGCCGCACAGACAGCGCAATCCATAGCGGATAGTCTGCCAGATGATTATGTGACGGCGGTTGCAAAGATCGCTGAAAACACGGCTGAGATAGCTAACGTGAAGCTAACGGATAAAGAACTGCAACGTAGGGTAAATGCGTTATATGACATGGGCAATGGTGTGACACACAAATTTGAAACGGACAGCGAAACGGCATATGCAAAGACAGTGCCTACGGGCGGTAAGCTGATGAGCGTGAAGTCAATAGGCGGTCATTCTGAGGTCATTGACGGGGAAATTGTTAGTGCTGGGGTGACAGAGGTTGTGGAGCAGGGACGAAATTTGTTTGATGTTGAAAAATGTGCAGCATTAGGTCTGTATTACGGTTTTGAAATTGACACAAATAAAACACTACAAATAGCCCTGAAAGACGGAAAAACGTGTCCGACAAATGTGTCGTTTGGAATTGTGTATGTTCATGGCAACACAATGGCAAACTGGCTGATTACATCGAATGGTGTCAGAGAAACTATAACAAATTCTAGGGATATGACCGATTCAACACAAATTATGGTGGCATGTTATCCAGGTAACAAAGAAACCATGCAATCAATAGCTGACGTATTTGATATAATGCTTGTGGATGGTATATACAAATCAGATACCATGCCAGCCTACGCCCCCTACCACAGCAACGCCTATCCTATCCCCGAAGCAATCAAAGCACTGCCTGGCTACGGCTGGTCGGCAGGAACGGCACGAAACTGGGTGGACTATGAGAATAAAAAATACTATCAGTGCGTACAAAGTGTTGATTTGGGGACACTGGCATGGTTATATCGGCCCGAACAGCAACGATTCTATGCGATTGCTGATAGTATAACAGGAAAATTTTCTGAATCGTTCGGAATCGTTCCAAATATAATCGTCGCAAAATATGACACAGTTTGTTTCAATGATATAACGACTAAAATCGATAACATGAAGGCCTCTGCGGTAAAAACAGCAAATGATTTTATATCTATACGGAACACCGCCTACACCGATGCCGCCACATTTAAACAGGCAATGCAGGGTGTAATCCTATACTACGAACTAGAAAAACCAATCGTCACCGACATTTCAACCCTGATACCAGATGATTTTCTGCGAAATATCGAGGTCGAGGCAGGGGGTTCAGTGACATTCAAGGGTGGTAATGACGATTACAGAATACCAGTGCCGAACGAAGAAGAGTACATCATGAAACTATCAGAAGTGGGAGGTACAACATGACAGATTTAGAAAAATCTATGGTTGAGAGCATGGGACTGACGGAAGACAATTTTCGCAAGCCCAAAGTCACCGAGATAGACAGGATAAAGGCAAACGTCGATTTTCTGGCTATGCTGAACGGTGTAGAGTTGGAGGTGAGCGACGATGAGTAAAAACTATGCAAAGGTCAAGAGATACTATGACAGCCGTTTGTGGTCGGCTGCTATGGTACACGCTGCTGTCGGCAAGTGGATCACGGCCGAGGAGTATGAGATGATAACAAAGGAGGTATACCATGAAGCAGAAGTTAGCGAAACTCATTGATGTAAAGTCCATTGTAACACTGTTCTTGACAGCGGTGTTCTGCGTGCTGGCACTTCGCCGCACGATAACTGCAGAGCAGTTCATCACAGTGTTTACTGTGGTGATATCGTTCTATTTCGGCACGCAGTCAGCCAAAAGAAAGTCAGGTGATGACGAGTGACGGAGGCAATTATCGTCGCACTGATAACAGCTGCTTCGGCGGTAGTGTGTCAGCTTGTCATAGCATCTAACAGCCGTAAGACTATGCAACAGGCACAGTACGACAGCCAAAAGCTCATTGAGTACAAGATAGACAAGCTGTCTGAGCGTGTGGACAAGCACAATTCCGTTATCGCTCGGACGTACAAGCTGGAACAGGATTATGCGGTGGTCGCTGAACAGATAAAGGTCGCAAACCACCGCATTGAAGATTTAGAAAGGAAGTAATTTTATGGCAAAGACATTTAAAGGCATTGACGTTTCGCAGTATCAGCAGAACATTGACTTCAAGAAGGTAAAAGCTTCGGGGGTCGATTTCGTTATCATTCGTGCAGGCTTCGGCAAGTACGCTAATCAGAAAGACCCATATTTCGAGAGCCACTATAAGGCAGCTAAGGCGGCAGGGTTGAAAGTCGGAGCTTACTGGTACAGCTATGCGGCGAGTGTCGAGGACGCAAAGGCAGAGGCTCAGACTTGTATCAACGCTATCAAGGGCAAGACGTTTGAGTATCCGATATACTTCGATCTCGAGGAGCGTTCACAGTTCGCAAAGGGCAGAGCATTTTGCAACAGCCTTGTCAAGACTTTCTGCAATGCACTTGAACACGCAGGCTATTGGGCAGGACTGTATATCAGCCGTTCGCCTTTACAGCAGTACATATCTGCCTACGTCGCTAAGAGATATGCTCTTTGGGTCGCTGAGTACGGCTCACGTTGCAACTACGGCGGCACTCATGGTATGTGGCAGTACAGCTCCACTGGAAGAGTCAGCGGTATCAGCGGCAATGTTGATATGGATATCTGCTATGTGGACTATCCTGCGAAGATCAAGGCGGCAGGTCTGAACGGTTTCAAGAAGCAGGCTATCAGACCGACTAGCAAGCCGACTACAAGCTCCACCAAGAAGGCAGTGACTTACACTGTGAAGCGTGGTGATACGCTCTCAGGCATCGCTAAGCGGTACAAGACCACTGTTGCGAAGCTTGTCAAGGATAATGGTATCAAGAACGCTAACCTCATTTATGTGGGGCAGAAGATAAAAATCAAATAGGTAGAATTTCAGCCGTCTCGGAGTGATCTGAGGCGGCTGATTTTGTTTGCGTATAGATAAGGACTTTTTAACAAATAAACAGAACAGCATACGTACAATATTTTAAAATATATTATTTATTATTAAAATATTTACTTATATGGTTGTGTACAAATACTAGAAAACATGTTATAATATACTTATAATATTATAAGGAGTTGAGTACTATGGATGTACGAACATCAATTATTTTTTGTGATTCTATACAGAATAACATAGTTAATGGTAAATTATCTCCGGCAATCTCTCGACCTCTATCGTCAATAGTTCCATATGCTATACCTGGTAACTATTCATTCTCGCTTTACTGTTCAATAGAAAATCTTTCAGCTAATACAAGTCATTCATTTAAAATTGAGGTTATTGCACCTGATGGAAATATTATTTTTCAAACAAGTGATATAGAAATTGGTGCTAGTATGAACGTTGCTGGTTCTGTGTTTACACCTATTGAATTTGCTGTTGATATAAGGAACACAGTAGTGCTGACAGAAGGAGAGTATACAGCTAAGGTTTATGTTGATGGTTCTTTGAAAGGAGAAAACAAGCTGCCTGTATTTTCGAGGTAAGCGAATTGTTTTATTTTAAGAGGAGGCGGTAAT